CACAGGTGGGCATACCTACAATTAATGCAAGTAATTTTATAGAATTAACCATTCTCCCCTTTCCGTATCGTGAGGCTTAGCGTATATGTTCTAAGAGATATTAATCTCCGCACACAGTCGACGTTTAGCATTTACTGATACTTCCAAGTTCTTCAAATGTTTCCTTCAAACCCATCAGCAGGTGTTCTATTGACTAGAACACTCCTGATCCATACATGTCTCGAACTCACTCGTTTCGTCTGTTGACTCGTAGAGTTGATAGAGTCGTTTAGTGTCGGGATCTTCCAGATAGTCTGAAACACACATAGTAATATTACGATATACTTGAGATGTCTCAATCTTTCTGTCAGCAACCATCAAAACACGATTCAATCCTCTCATACCCTGACGCTCCAATGGAGCATAGGGTGCGAGCCAAGAAACGATTCCTTTAAGTGAGTTCTTAGACTCTTCAACCAGTTCAGTTACGTCATCCCAAGAGTAACCATCGGGAGCATCCAGAAGTTCTTCTTCTGATAACTCACAGATGTCCGGAAACCTCTTAGCAAGGTACGATCGCTGATAAGCATCGTATCTCGCAGAGAGCCCCATTGAAGGCATCTTAACCGATCCATCTTTAAGCAATGTGGCGATGACAAGTTGTCGCAACTATAGCCTTCTGATGAGTTATATCTCTCGTGGTCCTTGACAGGATGACCACCTAAACCACCGTGTTCGCGCGGGCCGAACAAATTACGCCAAGTCTGCTTTAGTAGATGTTTATGGTGTGATATAAACATGGCAGATGCTGCGCATTTGTCAACTGCTCCCTTCACAAAATCGTCATGCATTGGTCCTAGACTCTCTAGTTTTGAGCAAACAGAATTCGCATTCTGTCCATCCAAATACCAAGAGATCTCCTCGTTACCAGGGTTAATGAGCAATCCTTGGTTAAGAAATCTTATGAGAACGAGTCCTTTATTCTCGACCCAACTGTAAAGTTGAGTATTGAGAGTTATAAACTCGTCCGCAAAGTAATTCTTACCCATTGATGGCTTAAGCCCTACTTGAGGAGTTAAAGACATCCAAAGTGCGTGTTGAGCGACTGTGGCACAGAAACCGATATCATCCCCATTGATGAGAACCCGATCAGGGATCCCACCAAGTCCTTTTCCATCACACTTCACGCCGAAGGTTTGCTCTGTAGCAAATCTCCATACGGCAAAGTTAACGATGCAAAGGATAGGGAATGATAAAAGAGAACCCATAAGCTGACCCCTCTCCATACGGAAAGTCCCGACCTCACTATCAACGATAGTGAGACCGGTTAAAGACTTTTTGGCAAGGAGGAGATAGCCAGGATTCTCTGACAATTTTCCAGTCATGTTACCAAGGATTCTGTCTAAGACAGTTTCAGTGGCATCTGAATGGAAGTTGTCGGTTGCTGCTTCATAATCACCCGAAACGTATTTCGAGCCTTTAAAGCGAACCAATTTGTTGATAATTTCTTCTGTAAGAGGTGCTCCGATCAACTCGAAGGCCTCATGTTCCCTAAGGACTGTGTGAATCATCTTCTGAAGGATCTTCAGAATCGTGCAATTCCAGTTATTCTTAGTTATGACTCTCGCCTTTAGAGGATCTTCCACGATTTCCATCTTTGCCTTCAATTCAGAAGGCATAGTGCGGATAGCGCGGTCGATGTACTCTTCAGGAGTAATCAGACTAGGATGTACCGGTAAATCGCCGAGATCTACACCAGACCACTTGAGGAGGTCATCGTTCCATGTATTGAAATCAATCACCTGGTTGAAGTTAGATCTAGCTTCATTGTGATTGAACATGTACGACTGGGCACCCCCTGCGGATCTTGATGATTCAAAGCAGGACTTATTTGTTACAGAAAAAGATGGAACACTTGTTTTCGTGTCCCATCCAAGGGGGAATAGTTCATTAGCGGTCCGTTCGAGTTCACAAAGCAACCGTTCCGGAGTAAATCCGGGCGTTGTGAGACGTTTCCTACAACCGACCTTAGCTTCTAGTTGTAAATCTTTCGGGAGAGGAGGTAAATACCTCTTCAACTGTAAGATTGACATACAGAGACTAAGTTGTCGGCGTGAGGCACCATGAAGATTATCTTTCTTCTTGTGCCGCACTGGATCGTCCCCTTCCGCTCTTCCTCGAAGACGGTTGGTTATGAATTTCGCATACGTGCCAGCGAACAGGGTTGAAGTTTCCGTGAGGAATTCAGGCCGTTCGGGTTCTATGTCACCCACTAGTCTTGGAAGTTGATACGCTGTCAAATATTTGACAGCTTTGACGGCTTGAGAATTAGAGAGAGGAACAAATAGATCAACAATATGATCAATTGCAACTCTTTCCTTCTGAAGCTTAGTCTTAAAACCTTCCGTAACTAGTAAATTTCTCAAACCGCGAACAGTCGCCTTTGTAATTTCCTCTACGTACTTTGTCTGGAACAGTACTGTAGACCTTTGTAGTGATTCAACCAAAATCACACATGGGGCCATTTCGCTTCAGTGAAAGCGGCTCTTATTAATATGCCTTAATACACTTGTATCAAGGAGAATTCTAT